GGGCTGCCATATGGGTTTATTCCGTCAAGGTCCTGTCAAGGATCAGGCCGACTTGAGCAGACAGGTTCCGCAGGCCCTCGATATGTTCATTTTCCCCACCTCAGCAGGATTGTTTGCAGCGTCCACCAGCTCTTGAACCGCCGGGCTCGCACCGTAGCGGCGCACCACACCGACGAACTCTTCAACGTCGTGTCCGCGCATCTCAAGCTTGGGTAATCCGTCTTGGGTAAATGCTGGCTGACCGTACTTATCGGTCGCTTGGGCTATGTGATACAGCTCGTGTTCGACCAGGGCACAGAAGTCAGCGTCGGAGCACTCGGCGCAGTAGTCGGCAGCCAGGGTGATGATGTAAGCCGGCACGTCACCGAACCAATCCAGCATTTGCTGTTCCATCCGGGCTTTCTGCCAGCCACCGGCGCGGAACGCTACCTGTTCGGCTTGACCAACTACCGTCCGCCCCTTCTTCGTGAAGGCAGCAGACGCCCACATCACACGAATGTCCGCATCACTCAGATGGGCATGGTCTTCGTTGTGGATGCTTCCGGTGTCAGCGAGGATCTCTGCTTGGAGCCATTGCCATACTTCAGGAGCAGGCATGAGGCGAATACCGAAGCTAGACAAATCCGACAGTTCGAGCAGTGAAGCGGGAGGCATAGGTCGATACATCATCAGCTCCCCTTCCAGTGAACCTTATGGTCTATGGTAAATTGACTGATCAACCTACGAGGAAAATCAATGACCGAGCTAATCACTGAAAGCTTGGTGATACAGGCTGCCCGGGAATGGTCGGCACGAAAGAACAAAAGCGAAACGACCGCCGTTGCCAATGCAAGCCAAACAATGGCCGCGCTCAAAGCCAAGCTCAGCAAAGCAGATTATGGTCAGGCATTGGTAAAGCTCTATAGGGAGTACGAAGAGTCTTAAGGCTAGTGTCCTCAACTCGAAACATTTTGCCATTCGCAAATCGTGTCGCGGTCTACTCTGCCTTGCGGGCCGGTAACTTAATGTCAGTCACTCGGTCGGCGATGTTGCGGATCTTCTCCACGCCCAGGAAGCCAACCCAGCCGCCGGCGAATGTCGCCATGCTCTGGGGCAGTCCGAAGAAATCCAGCCCGCTGATGATGGTCAGCGTCAGGCCGCCGCAAATGGCGCCCTCCACCAGCATCTGGCGACGCGTACCGCCACCGTAAGTGATTCGCAAAACGGCCATAGCGCAGGACAGCGCAGCCGCATAGAGGATCGGCGAATGCTGGCTCAACCACGCAAGCGCTATCGCCCATGTGTCTGGTTTGTCTGGCATGTTTGGCATCTCGTTTCCTCCCCGTCAGGGAGTGGCTATTCATTGTCAGGGCCTTCGCGAGGATCGCTCTGACTATGGGAAATAAGTGACCTAAATCAAAGAACTACGGATTGTCCGACAATTCTTTGAATTTTCTTAAAGGCGCAAAATCATTAGTTCATGAGCAATAGGAGGACTCATGAAACAGGTCGATGTTTTCGTTGTTGATTACAAGCTTCATGGGGAACGTAAGTCGTTCATCATTCGAACTAAGGTGATGAACAACGCAGAAGCCTGGCAATGGGCGAGCTGTGACGCGGGCATTGCTCCTATCCCAAGACCAGGCCGCCCTCCCATCAAGCGCTACACCAAGCCTATGGCCGAGCGCTTCGGGGTCACCGATGTGCGATGGCGCGAGTCTTCCGCCATTGCCTGGGAAGAGGATCAAGCAAATGACAGAGAGCATTCTGGGCTTTTTCGATGAACACTCTTGGGATGACGAAATTGCTGCCAATACCAAAATGTTTCGTGAGGCAGATCTACTCGATGACGCCGCTTATAAGATCATTCAAGCCGATCCGGAAAGCGCGGAGGCATGGTCCCGCTTCACGGAAATGAAAGCCGTAGCCGATGCAAAACGGACCGCTGCTTATCAGGACTGGATGCGCATCAGGCGTCAAATGAGGAAGAAATAGTCGCTCGTCTTTCCGAGCTGTCTGCCAAAGACCTTCTCAACGTCGACGCCCCAATGCATCGATCTCGCTGATCCAGTCTCGCGCTACCCTGCAGCAGATGGTGAGGTCAGGATACGCGGGCTGCCGGTGTTGATTCCGTACGTCGCACTATCCGGCTATCGACGTCCAGGCATTCCCGAAGGCTGTCCTGGCTACAGGTAAATTCGAGGCATGAAAAAGCCCGCACTTGGCGGGCATCTGGTAGTTCGTGATTTTCAAGCGCCTGATTCGGGATCGCTCGCGGGCATGTTGCGGGGCTCCTTGGTGCCATCCCCCGGCTCACCGCTTGGATACGTCCGGTCGCTTTTACTTTCAGAGTCGGGATGCTCACTCGCAACTGAGTTGGCCGCGTCCACGTCAGACATATCCTCTTCAACGGGAGCCTCGTCGTCCGGCGGCAACGGAACCTCAGGCGCATTCCTCGAAGGATCATGACCGGTCTCGTTGTCCGTCGCTCGCGTTACAGCCTGTTGCGATCTGTTGCCGGGTGCATTCTCGTCAATTTCCATGATGCCTCTCCATATTGATGCGCGGGGATACGTGCTCAAACATTGGAAGCCATTACGGCCCTACGAGTGCCAATCAATGGACGAATGGCGGGCAATAAAAACCCGGCACTTGGCCGGGTCTAATGTCTGTGTGCGTTTCGCGTTACTTGTGCACTATGGAAAAATTACCTCATAAACCCCAACATAGCAACATCTTTATGCCGCATCCTCAGAATTTTCATCAAAAATGACCTGCCACACAGGCTGCAAGGCCTGAACATCCACTTCTGAAATAGCTTCACGCAGGAAATTCCACACATCCTTCCAGTCGCGGTCCCAAACTTTCGGCTCGATGCGCACTCCGTAAAGTTTGAGCATTCCCTCGGCGACGCGAGCCGGCCCCCACTGCTCCCCGCCCTGAGCCTCAACCTTGTACGACTGCAGAGCGACGGTGATCATGCAATGAGCTTTCGCAGCCTTAGCATCTGTCAGCGCGGAGAAATCAACGTAATTCCAGATCAGTTTCTCGGCGTTTAGAACGTGAACCATCGTCATGCACGGGTGATACATGTAGTGCCCAAGCTGCTGAACCTGGAATGGCAGCGTATCGATCGCGCGTAGCACTTTGCCGATGGTTGCGAGGTGCGCAGCCCGAGCATTCGATCGCCCGACTGGTGTGCGGCGCGTCTCGCTGATACTGATCTTCTGGCGCACGACCTGAATACGCTCCTCCTTGTCGTCACCAATCGCGGCGAACACGGCTTCATGCCGACGCATGCGTGAACCGCTCTTTACCGGCGCAGTTGCCGCTCGTTCAATCGCCGCAGCGCTGATCGACGCGTTTGATTCGTGTTGCGCTTCTGTCCATACCTGTCTTGCATCGATCAGTTTCATGCGGCTTCCCCTTTTTTCAGCTCTCTTGTCTTGGCCCGGTATTCAGCGGTGATCGCCTTGAGTTCATCTACGGTGTGTTTGCGCGGTTCGTGGTCGGCTTCAAGCGCTTCGACAGCCTCAAGGCCGATGCGGGCGATAAGTCCTGTTCGAAAGCCTTGTGAAACGGTGTATCCCTTACGGGCGTGCATGTAGGAGCCCGAGTTACAGGCCTTGCACTGAAGCCATATGTTGGATGGCTCTAGACGCAGCTCTGGTCGGGCGCCCTTGCCAAGGAAGTGGCCGGCATCGAATGCGCCTCCAGTCTTCCATCCCTGAGCCGCCAAAATCGATTCCTGCGACTCGCCGCAACTCATGCAGCCACTGCCGATGCTCAGTTCGTAGGTGCGCCGATGGTCGCGCACAGCCTTCTCAGCATCCTTAAGGTGATCGGCGCGACTTTTCAGGGCCTCCTTGCGGACTTTGATCTCGCGGCGATCACGTTGGGCGATCGCCTTCTTTGCTTTCTGCTCATTCCGGGGCGCATCCTTCAGCGCGCAGGCAGGACTGCACACCGCCTGACCCAAACGCTGAGGGACGAATGTGGCCCCGCAGGAGGCAACACGGCATTTCTTCGGCTTTGGCGCCTTCTTTTCCTTGATGGCTACGCGCATCAGTACCGCCCTCCCCACTTGTCCTGCTCAGTCCACCGCACGCCATGCTCCGCGCCGAAGGCATGCATCAGCTCGAACAGATCACTGAACCACTTCTGCGACTGCTTGCGGGTCGATACGGCCATCACGACGAAGCCACCGTCGAGGCCGGGCTCCGCGCGCTGCTTTTCCAGCGAGGCACTGAAAAGGCACTTCCAGTCTTCGTCGCTGAGCTTCTTGCCGTACCAGATCACTTGGTTGGAGACGTCCTTGAGCATTGCCCACATTTTGCGGTTGCAGACGTCCGGGCGCTTCTCGTCGCGAATCACCACCACCTTCGGCTTGCTCAGGTCGATGGCGTGGAGAACGCCGGCCAGCCGGTTGACGTCGCGCTGGTCGCGGATCGTGTATTCCGGATTCATGGCTTCTCCCGGCTGATCATGGCTCGCAGGCATAGATCTAGGTCATGCACAGGCAACCATTCGCGGCCGACGCTCATTTGCACAGCCACAAAATCATTGCTCGGCTGATCGCATTTCTTGCGCAGCCAGGTGTAGAGAACGTGGGTTTCGGCCATAGACTGCTTGTCCTCTTCCAGTCGATCGCAACGAAGGCGCAGCGCCTCGTTCTCTTCCTGCAACTGCCCTGCTCCGCGTTGCAGCGCCTCGACCTGGCCACGCAGCGCAGCGTTCTCCGCATTGACGTGGTTGAACTGCGTGGCGATGTGTTCTTCCAGCGACACCTGATCACGCTGCCAGTCGATCTCGTCGTGGTAGTACCCGAAGCGCTCGCAGAGGCTGCGGTGGAAGTTTTTGAAGCTTGCCTCAGCCTGCTTTTTCTGTTCAGTGGTATCGGTCATTGAGCCGCGCTCCCTGCTTTCAATTGTTCGGCCTGCCGAATCAGCAGCGCCCGGCGATCAGCCAGTTCGTTGGCTGCCAAAATTCGCAGTTCTATTTTTTCCTCGTCCGTGGCTTTGCGCATCGCCAGCATCGAGTCCTTCACCGCGGCGAGCTTCTCGCGCAGTCTTGGGGAAGGCCGCGCGACCTCACCGGTGAGCAGCGCAACTACGGCCCGGCCGTCTTCAGTGACCGGCGCGACACTCAAGTCGGCCAGGTACTGCTGAGCGCGCTCCTGTGGGATTCGCTGCATTTGCAAGGCCTTGGTGATTGCCTGCGTGCGGCGGTTGGCGTCGAAGCCGACAGACACATGCCAGTTCACCTCTTTGCTGTCCTCCCGGGCTTGCCCCACCAGACGCTCGTAAGCGCTGTTGAACGCCATGCGCGCGCCGACCTTGTCGCCGGCATCGAGGACGGGTTTTGCAGCGGCCAGCGCGAGTTGGATTTCGTCGGTCAGCACCACGGTTTCAAATTCATCGTTGGTGGTCATGGCGATCGCCCATGCTTCGTCCTTGCCTGGGCGGCCGTCCGCGGCCTGCACTCGCTGGAGAATGTCAGCCATGGCGAGCTTTCCTCTCACCTCGAAGCGGCAGGCCTTCAGCGCGGCTTTCACGGCGGGCACCGAGTGAGCGCAAAGGTCTTCGGCCATCATCGCCGCGGTGCCTGGGTTCATTTCCTGCCCCATGGCCTCGGCAGTGGCGCAGATCGCTGCAGCGAGCCCGGCAACCTGTTGGTCATTCATTTCAAAGGTACTCATTGCGCTCTCCTGCTTTGCGCTTCGCCAAGACCATTTGCGCGGCCTGTTCGGCGGCGGAGACGTTCGCCTCAGTGCGTTCCATCTGGCGCGCGGTTGTCCCGTTGATGCGCTGACCGGTCACCCACTGGGTGTGGTAGCTCTCGGCGTTAGCCAGCAGTTCGTTGAGGCTGTGGCACTTGCGCAGGACGCCGGCGTCGCTGGTCTTCAGGTAGTGAGCGGCGACGTGGTGGGCAACATCGGCACCGAGGCGGTCGACCAGTTGACCGAGCTGCC